AGGAATCGACCTGTGGCCTTGGCAGTTTCGGTGTGCTTAGTGCCTGCGATCAGACCGCCACAGACGGCATCAGAGGCTTTTGCAATTTCGTTGGACATGATGGTTTCCTTATGAAAATCGGATGAGCGCCGAAGTCGCCGTGTTTGCGGGCATCTGCACAGTGAAAGAAGTGGTTGCCGTTTTGTCAGCACCAAAATCCAATACCGCCACAGCAAGATTGCCAAGGCTTGTATTGTAGATGAGGGCTCCGCGAGCCGTAAAGTTTGCTGGATTCCACGTCGTGTCGGCAAAATCCAAATAAGCTGTTGTGCCGGACTTCTGCACCGTCACGCCGGTCAGAGTGTTTCCACCCGCTGCGTAGCCTGTGCCAACAACCTCGTTGGCTGTGCTGTACACCAGCGTGCCTGCGCCAAGGTCCGCATTAGCCGTGTACAAGGCCATCTTGAGCGTGCCAGTAGCCAGATACTGAAGCGCAATGAACTTCGCCTGCGTGGTGAGAGTTTGGTCAAACGACATATCAAGTCACCGCCTGTCGGTATTGGCCAGAGCGGTAAGCGTCCTGACGCTCCATACCATCGCCCAGACGTTTAGCCAATATAAGCGCTTCTTTGTACTTGCCGTCATACAGAGCAACCATGTCGGCTTCACCCTTCATGAACGTGATTGCCTCGACCAAAGAGCCGTACAACAGCACAGAGTCAAAGTTGTCACCAAGCCATGTGCGGCCATCCGCTGCCACCGTGATTGACTCGGGGTAATAATAGTAATGCAGCTCAACGCTGTACGCCGCATTGGGGGTTGGACCCAGTATGAACGACAGTTCATCCGTGATCACAGTGCCAGCGGTCGTCGGCCCAAACAGGGCGTAGTACTTGGGGGTACCTGTTGCCGTGGGTGTTGGGTACGCCTGCCGGATGAAGTTTACGTCTTTGTTGAGCAAGTACTCGTAGTTGCCAAGCGCATCAATCACCGCCAATGAATACGTCGCCAAAAAGTCGCCGGGGCACGACAAATACTTGTTGTTGGCTGACATAGTTCCCGTGACGTTCTTGCGGATAGACGGGAACTGCACCGTGTTGAAGATGCGCTGCTCAGCTTGCTGCACGAACACCGGGATGTTCGCAACAAAGTCCTGCTCAAAGTTCTGCGTGTAATCGCAGATCGCAGCGGTCAACTCGGTGTAGTTCATCCGTTACCTCACGCCATTGGACCGCGAGCCATCACGCCTTTAGTGGCGCAGCCAACACCACGGACTTTGATACCAGTTGTTTTTACGTCGGGGTTATAACCGTCTCGGTTAATGTTACCTACCGACATGTTTACTGCGTCTGCGCGAGTTGGTTTAGAGCCGCTATAGCCGTTACCCAACTCAACTTTGCCGCCAGACATGGTATGTGGTGGCGCATAGACTTCAGCACTGCCGACTTCTTTGCCGCCTTGTTTCTGACTGAATTTAGCCATATCAACCACCTTTTTTGTATGTGAAGGATGATTTCTTTTGATTAGCTACTTTGGCCAGACCACGCCCCAGAGTCTTCATCTGAGAGTTTGTCTTGCCGCCCTTAGCCAATTTTGTCAATGGCTGACCTTTGTGCTTAGCCCTCTCGTGCGCATGCACAGCTCCGGCTGCCGTCTTCTTGTCCTGCGCCAAATCTTTCTTGTCCATTTTAAGCTCCTTACGTTGTCAATATGGTGACTGTACCAATTTCCGCGTTCAACACCAAATTATTTGGTGTCAAAAGATCATCAAAACCTCTTGACCCCCCTACAGGGTTCCAGCCCCACTGGATATCACGACTGCCTTGGTTTGGAAACCCAAAACCATCTGGGGCAGTGCTGTTAGTCAACAGAATCTGTAGACCGCTAGTTCCCGACTGTGTATAGCTTACATCAGGACGGGGCTCTCGTACAGCTTGTGGGTCATCCACTGGGTACATGCCCAACTGCAATTGAGGATGGTCAGGGTCCCAGCACTCGGGACACACCTTCAAATTAAACAGGCGCGTCTTGATAACTTCTTTCTTCAGGTCTTTCAGCATGAACCGTTCATCACAGCGGTCACACTGAGCGATTGAATACTTGCCTGAGGAATATCTACTTGGCATACGTCACCTGTAGAACGAATGCCTTGGCACATAACGAGCCGGAGCCTTCTCTCGGTCTTCCTGCGACGCTAGTGTCCATTGTTCTTCGTATGCGGCCTTGAGCATGGCAATACGATCCATAGGCACGTCAGGGCGTTTAGAGCCGACGTAGTACGCTAGGCCAGCTACCATGCATGGGATTAGACGGAATGGAATGTCCTGCACGTTGACGCCGTTGCCTACGTCCTGCATGCGGCGCATGCGCCAGTAGACAAACACGTACTGATCTCCGGGGGCGTTAGGGGTAGGCCACACGTTTACAGACGTGAGGTTATTGATCGTTACGGCTGCGCCCACTAAATGGTTAGCAGCGGTTGTATTGGTAGTGCCGTTGTACTGGCCACGATAGCAGTTCAGCAATTGATTGCCGCTGACGTTCGCATAGTAAATTGTCTCCGAGCCAATTGTGATAAATCCTGTGGCGGGGAGACTGGCGGTAGAGCTAAGAGTGATGGTTGTATCTGTCGATAGCACCGCTGTAGCTACAGTCGCGTCGGACAGGTAGCTTTCATTTGATTGGCGGTTGATCCACATCTGAATAGGACGACCTTGGGCCAGCTTGTTCGGCAATGTCGAGTACGTTGACTCAGAGATGCGGCTGATGTTGATGTCAATCTGATTGGGCGTACTTGCTTGTGTACGGATAACCTGATCCAACAGATCAATCGTGGTACTAGGCAAAGCATAGACGCCTTGCCCCGTATTCATTACGAATTGGCCTTGCTCAATAGTCCATAGATTGATGCCACGGTTAGCCCATTCAATCGTCAGCATGTTGAAGGACCGACGTGCAGTACGAAACTCATAGCCGGTACGAACCTCAAGACCCGCCCGCTCATACGCTTCCTCAACGATTTCGCTGAAGTCTAGATTGAAGTTAGAGAGTCCTGAGGTGGAGGCCATTATCTGTACCCTGCTGTTTTCTTTGCGATTGCTTTAGGCTGCGCTACAAATTGCTTTCCGGCTTTTTTTCCAGCGCGTTTCGCACGCGTAGTCGAAGCGTATTCCGCAGGGCTGAGACTTTTAATAGCAGCTTCTGGAAGGTATCGCTCGCCTGTTTTGCTGGACGGTTTTCCACTCTTGGTTCTCCATTTCTGGTCGCCCCAATCTTTTAGGGATTGCTGCGGCGCTTTCAATCTCGATACCCCCCGCCAGCCGCCTTGTACTTCTTAGCAACAAGCTGCGCTTTACGCGCCGACCACTGACCTGCGCCAGTGCCGTGAGTTGCTGCGGCTTTCACCTGCGACACAATCCGCTTGCGCAGACCGGGCTTTGTGTAATTGCCAGCAGCGTTTACTTTACCACCCTCTTTGTACTGGGTGAAGTCAGTGTCATCCCGTCGGGCTTTCTTAACGCCCTTGGGCATTTTAGAGGCGCGTATGTCGCCCATACCACGGGATGTCATCATGATCACACCATCTTTCCGCGAGTCTTGCCTTTAGTAGCAATGCCATCAGCACGCTTAGAAGCTGAGCCAACAGAACCACCTTTGGCGAACGCCTTTGGCTTGCCGGGCTTTGGTCGTGGCTTGGGAGCCGAACCGCCGTCAATATCTTTAGGGGGTGGCAGGCCAGAGTCTTCTGTATAGACCCCGTCTTCAAGGCCACGAGGGCCTTTCTTTTTCATCATCTCGTCGTTCATGAGAACTCCTTAGCAGGTCTTGCCACCGCTCTTCATGGTGATCATCTTGCCTTTGGTTTTGCCCTTAGACTCAATGCCGCCGCCTTTAGCCGTGCCACCTTTTTTCATGCCCATCATGGAAGTATTAGCCATAGGAGTAGGCTTTTTCATGCCGTCTTTGGCAGTGCTCATACCCTTTTTCATCACGGGTTTACCCATACTTGAAGCCATATCGCCACCTCTTTTAAAAGTTTTGCCTTTATCGGCATTGTTGAACTCTTTGCCCACGGACTGTGGGACGCCTACTTTCTTGGCAAACGACGGATTGTTGGCCACCGCCGCCATGAAATTGTGTTGCTTCTTGCTAACTGATGGCACTTCGCTGCTCCTTCATGAAGTCATCGATCTTGCCCTCAAGCCGATCCAAACGAGTCAGGACCCGGTTGATGTCGTTGTGCATGTCCTGCTTGGTCACGAACTTATCGGAG